CAATACTTCGCACAACTAAACGACAACAATGTAGTAACCCATATTGCTGTAGTTCAGCGAGAGTTTCTTGAAGCGAACCCTCAACGCTACACGGGTCGTTGGGTTGAAACATTTTTTGATACAGCAGGTAAAACTTATGCTGGTATCGGTTTCACTTACGATGAGGTAACAGAGGATTTTGTTGCGCCTGTTAGCCCTGAGATTGAGGATGAGGTTTAGTTATGGCTGCAAGGTTGATGGGTTATGTTTCGGCTAGCAACACACCGACAGTAAGTATTCTCGTTAATGCTCTTGCTGTTGATTATCTTTTAGTTGGTGGCGGAGGCGGTGGCGGTCAATACACTTCGGGTAACGGTAGCGGCGGAGGCGGTGGCGGTGGCGGCTTCGTAACTGGTTCGGGTGTTCTTGGGAAAGGAACTTACCCAGTTAAAGTTGGTAGTGGTGGCGCAGGAAGCACGGTTGAACGAAAGTTTGGTGGCAATGGCACAGCGTCGGGTTTTTTGAGCGCTGCTAATGGCGGTGGCGGTGGTGCTGGTGAAGCATCAGCAACCAATGGTTCGTCAGGTGGTGGTGGTGTAAATAGTTTTGCTGCTGCTACAGGCATTTCAGGCGAAGGCAATAACGGTGGTACATCATCTGGTTCAACTGGTGCTGGTGGCGGTGGTGGTTCATCAGCAGTAGGTTCAAACGGCAATGGCTCAACAACTGGCGGCGCTGGCGGTGCAGGTACAACTAACGACTACAACGGCACAAGTCAAGCATATTCAGGTGGTGGTGGTGGTGCTGGTTCTTCAACAGGTGGTGCAGCAGGTGATGCTTCAGCAGGCGCAGGTTCAAACTCTGGCGCAGGTAGTAACGCACCTGCTAATCGTGGTGGCGGTGGTGGTGGTGCAAAGAATATCAATGCTGGTGGCAATGGTGGTTCAGGTCGTGTAGTTGTTCGTTATCTCACAGCAGATGCAGGGTCGTTTACAATTTCGGCTACAGGCACTTACACAACAGGCACAAGTGGTTCATACACCTATTACGATTTTACGGCAACAGGCACATTGGTGGTCGCATAATGGCACACTTCGCAAAAATAAAAAACGGCACAGTTGCCGAAGTAATTGTTATTGGCAACGAACAAGCACCAACGGAAGCAGACGGCAAAGCCTTTATTGCGTCTTGCGGTCTAGACGGTGAATGGGTGCAGACTTCCTACAACTCGAATTTTCGTGGCAAATTTGCTGGCATTGGTGATATTTGGAATGGCACAGATTTTGTTGCACCTGTAGTTGAAGAACCTGCCGAGCCTTAAAGTGTGGGTCGCAATCTAACTAGGTGGCTTATACCGCTACCAGCAATCCTGTTTGCGGTTATACCGCAAAACGCTAACGCAGAACCAGTTGCGGGTTTAGCAACCACCTATTATACGATTGACGAGATTCCGCCAGTTCAATCCACAACCGAATACCCTGTTTGCGGTACTGAGACAGAGAACAACATCAACCGTTCCTATGACGGTGAACCGTACGAGGATTGCACAGGCGACCTGTTCATGGTCCACATGACAGGCTACATAGACATCCCTGAACACGAAACCATAGAGTTCTGGCTTGCGTCAGATGACGGCGGAGAAATAACTATCGACGGCAACACATTCGGTAACTGGTATGACCAAGGATGTTCAGCAACCGTGTCAGGTCCACTACAACTAGATGCAGGTAGCCAGCCTTTAGAACTATGGATGTACGAAAACGGTGGCGGAACCTGCCTGATGCTCGCCTGGAAAATAGATGGCGACGGCTGGGTGATTGTGCCTGACGAGGCGTTTACAACTAGCGCAGTTTCGCAGACAACTTCAACAACAACTTCAACAACCACATCCTCAACGACCACAACAACTTCGACATCTACGACAACCCTTCCCACATCAACGACCACAACCAGCGAGCCAGTTCAGACAAGCACAACCACATCAGTTGAAAGTACAACGACAACCACGACCACAACAACTCAACCAGCCCCGACAACAACGCAAGCACCATACACTCCCCCGCAAACCACCACTGCTATTCCCACCATTGAGACTCAACCGATAACCACCATAACCTTACCCGAAACCATAGTTGTCTTACCCGAAACCACAGCACCAGAAACATTTATAACCGAACCAGACGAAGTGATTTTACCTGACATAACCGAACCAGAAACATTTATACCCTATCCTGACGGTCCTCTTGAAGAACCTGTTGTGCTTGTTGAGACAACCATTCTTGAGACATTTTTTCCCGACTTCGAAGTTGAGCCTGTTCTTGACGAAATAGAACAGCCAACAGAACTGCAAGAGCCGTCGGTATATATATCAGAAACAACACTATTAGAAGTACAGGATTCATCACCCATCACCCTACCCGAACTTGTAACAGACGAACAAGTAGCAGAAGTATTGGAAGAAGTCATCGAAGATGAACCCGTCACCGATAAACAAGTAGAACAAATCCTAGAAACCCTCACCGAAGCCGCACCTGAACAAATTGTTGAAGCCATCACCCAAGTCCTAGCCGCAGACATCACCTCAGACCAAGCCACCGAAATAGCGTCAAGCCCAGAAGTCCTAGCCGCCATCACCGAAACTCAGGCTGAAGAACTCTTTGAACAAATCGTCGTAGAAGAACTATCCGACACCCAACTAGAAGCCTTCACCGAAGCCATCCAAGAAGCCCCAACAGAAATCAAAGAAGCGTTCGAAAAAACTATTGACATCTTCAGTTCACAATTCGAGAACTATGTACCGACAGGCTCAAACATCCCCGTCGGTGAACGCCGAACCCTAGTCGCTGTAGGTGCGCTCATCGCAGCAATCCCACCTACTAGGATTAGACGATAATGAAACACATCATCAACTACGTGAGGGATAACACTTGGACTTGGGTGGGTACGGGCATGGTTTTAATTACCTTGTCAGGTCCTACCTTAAGACAGGCGTTACTTCTAACAGGTATTGGCATAGTGCTACACTCGTTGATATCCCTAACACAAAAGGACCCAGAATGAACTCAGCAATCGCAAAAGCCCTAGACCTCGGACAAAGACTCATCTCGCTGTTCATCGCATCAGCCCTACCTATCATCACAGGTGGCGCAATCCTTGGCGTAGATGTCGTCAAGTCCGCTGGTGTCGCAGGACTCACAGCCTTGTTCGGTGTTGTACAGAAACTTGCAGCCGCATCAGTTGACGGCGAACTCACATCAGAAGAAATCTCGGCAGCGTTCGGCACCAAAGCCAAAAAGAAATGAAAAAGAAACCAGTTTGGGAAACAAAAAACCCGAACAAAAAATCTAAGACTTTAAGTAGCAGTCAGAAGGCTTCAGCGAAAGCATCAGCGAAGAAGGCTGGTCGCCCATACCCGAACCTTATTGACAACATGAATGCGGCAAAGAAAAAGAAGTAAATGAAACTACCTGTCGTCGAGGTCAAACTCCCGAAAGATTTAAAGGGAACAAAAAACGGGCAGTTACCTGCCGACATTATGCGCCCTATCACACCATCAGGTAAGTTGCATCATCTTGCGGCACGTGCTTGGGAAGCGTTACATGACGCCGCTATGCAGGCTGAGGGAACTAAACCGTTTAAGCCGACATCGAGCGCAGATGCGTACCGTTCTTTCGACCAGCAACTCGCAGGGTTCATGTCACGGTTCGTACAAAAAGACACAGGGACTGGCACCACTCGCACCTATCAGGGCAAGAAATGGTTTCTTAAAAAAGGTATGGCACCGATGGCATCCCCAGGAACTAGTAACCATGGGTGGGGTTTGGCTGTTGATGTTTGGTCAGCGAACGGTTTGCGTTTGGATTGGATGTTGCAGAACTGTGAAAAGTTTGGGTTCAGTTGGGAAGTTCAATCAGAGCCATGGCATATCCGCTATGTATGTGGGGAAGATATCCCGCAAGCAGTACTGGATTTCGAAGCGAAAGTTAAGCCCGCATAATGGATGGCGGGTGGGCTTTAATACTGTCTGCTGTTGTCACAGCGGTAGGTGGTGTGATTGTTACAGTCATCGCCCAGTTCCGTAAAGAAAATCAGGAAGACCACGCTGTTGTTTCTGGTATGTTGCAACACGTGTTCAGTAGTGTGAACAGGGTTGAGCATAAAGTTGATAAAGTTGCTAACGGTTTAGAAAGCCATCTTAAAGAACATAAGAAGTAGTATGCCGACAGCATTCTGCAACAAATGTAACACGCTAGTTACGCATCAGCCCAACAAAACAATCGGATGCCGTTGCGACCCTGACGCCCCGACGTGGATTGCCTATAAACCAGACGGAAAACTAATGGCTATGAGCCACGCAAATTACTCGGAAACAACCGACTAACAATTCGTCGACCTGCTATCTTGTCAAGTCCTATGACAAGAGAAACGCTATACAATATAAGGAAATTTTTGGTAAAAGCAAGGGTCGCAAGCCACACAGAAGAACAAGAATTCTTCCAAGCCCTAGCAGAACTAGACCACATGATTAAAACAGCACCCCCACAGCGGATACCCCAGCAAGTAAACTGATGCTATGACCGAAGGGTACAAACATACGATGGTGCTAATTATTTGGCACGACGCACACTCTGTTAGCACAGGCTGGATGCCGACAGCAGACATCGAACCAGACCCTGCTGTAGTTCACTCTCTAGGTTGGTTGTTGCCTGACGCCAAACCGAACCACATTGTTATCGCCCAATCCTATATTGAAGATTCGTCAGACCACATTCTTGCTATCCCTTTGAAGATGGTTGAGCAAATAAAAATCTTGTCTTAGGGGTTGACAGCCACCCCAATCTGCTATACAGTATTACAAGTATCAAATACGAGAAGGGAACACATGAACATCACGTTGCAACGCATCACCAAACCCACACACGGGGAACAAGACTGGTTGAATCTCAGATTCTGGGATGACAAGAAACGTAAACGGGTATCCGCATCAGCGGTCGCCGCAATCTACGGGCTACACCCATTCGTACCAGCAGACAAATACGCCGCCGAACTATTAGGCGACGTACCACCATCACCGATACCACCGAACCCTGCAATGGAACGAGGGAACCGTCTGGAACCTTTCGTGTTGCAATGGGCTTGCGACAAAACAGGCATCCCGTACCTCACACCAGAGGAAATGTTTAGCGCAGAAACACCCGAAGGCGCACGCATGATAGCCACCCTCGACGGACTCTACGAAAACGGTGACGAACGCAAAGTGTTGGAAATCAAAACGATGAGCCGTGAATGGGGTGGCGAACTGCCAGACTATTGGCGCATCCAAGGCATCCAACAAGCCATCTGCGCTGACGTGAACCTCATCACATGGGCGATATTTGACTCAACGATGGTTCTCTACATCTATGAACAGAAGATAACCGACCAAGAAAAACAGGAGCATTGTGACGCGGTAGCGAAATGGTTGACATCCATTGACCTTGGCATCACCCCAGATGGTGTGCATTGGTCATATGAAACGATTAGCACCCGATACCAGAAGCCGACAGGCACATCTGTTGAACTGCCTTCAACAGCCGCCGAACTGGTAGAGCAACTGAAACACGTTAAGAAAGAATTGAAAGCGTATCAAGAAATGGAAGACAGATTGAAAGCAGAACTGTGCGACATGATAGGCGCAAACGAATACGCCACCGTGAACGGCACAATCATCGCCACATGGAAAGGCAGAACATGGGCGAGCCTAGACATCAAAGCATTAAAAGCATTAGAACCAGCAATAGCAGAGAAATACAGTAAGAAAGTAACCAACAGAACACTTCTCTTGAAAGGGGAACGAGTATGAAACTAGAAGATATCCTCACCGAATACGCAGTACCAGACCCGTCAATCGTCGGGAAACTACCGAGAGGTGGCATCCAACTCGACTTCGTAGGTCACGCAGAAATCACACGCATCCTCATCGACATCGACCCAATGTGGTCATGGGAACCATGCGGATGGGTGAACGGCAGACCAGCCATCACAGAAGTAAACGGCATGGCAGTCATGTGGGCACACCTCACCATCCTCGGGAAATCAATCCTCGGTGTCGGCTCGGTACGCGCAGACAAACCAGACCTAGACAAAGAACTCATCGGCGATTTCCTACGCAACGCATCCATGCGCTTCGGTATCTGTCTGTCACTCTGGTCTAAATCAGAATGGGATGACAAGTCAGCAGTAGCGGGGAAGCCACAAGCAGGCAAGGCTGTGGCTTCCACCGTGACTGACGACAACGCACCACTCACCAAAACACAGGTGAAACAGTTCGTTGATGCCTGCGAAAAAGCAGGGCTAGTACCTAACGCCGTCGCAGAAAAAGCAGGCTTGAACTGGGCTGGACAAATCCTACAAAAAGACCTATCAACATTGCGTACAGCGTTCACAGAACTGAAAGGTGTAACCAATGGCTAACTATCGGACAGTAGACCCGACAGGTAAAACCCGTTCAACAGCGATAGTCGCTTTGCGTTTAACAGCAGACCAAATGGAAACAATCAAACAACTATGCAAGAAACGTGGTGTCAGCAGAAGCCTTCTGTTACGCCAACTATTAGCAGAGGAGTCGGCTCGTGTCCAAGGAACGCGCTAAAGGAACCAGTTTCGAAACCTTCATAGTGAACTATCTCGCACAGTTCTACCCTCATGTGGAACGGCGAACGTTACACGGAGTGAACGACAAAGGTGATATCGCTGGCACAGACCCGCGACTTGTTTGGGAATGCAAAAACCAGAAGGTTCTCAACTTCTCAACATGGTTACATGAAGCACAAGTTGAACGTGACAACGCTAAAGCAGAACTTGGAATAGTTGTGGCTAAGCGTCGCAGTTACGGCAACCCAGCAGACCAGTATGCGGTCTTAAGACTTGAAGACTTGATGACCATTTTAAAGAAAGCAGGTTACTGATGGAAGACATAGCACGCGAACTGTACGAATGTTTAATGGAACGTATCTATGGTGCAGATGAATTTGTTCACAAACTTGGTGCGTCACCACGTGAACGTTCCGCATTGGATGGTTTCTTGAATCGTGGCTACGAGTCAGTCAAAACGAATGACTGATATCAAACGCACCGAAGGCTATGTCCCTTCGCATGACATCAACCCGCATGACTTCACAAAAGATTTAGCGTTCGGTCATCAAGGCGAAGAAATAGTTAAACAGTTTCTTGCAGATTTAAGCGAAGGTTCATTCGAAGTTAAGTACGACAGGTTCCGCAACGGAAGAATCTTTGTAGAGTTCGAACAGAACCCACGAAACGCAGGCTGGAAGCCATCTGGTATAGCAGTAACGACAGCGAAATGGTGGGTATACATGTTTGCACCCAACGCTTTCTGTATAATAGAACTCGGCAGATTAAAAAGATATTTGAGAGCAAACAAAAACAAACTCCAAATTAAAATCGCCGCACCCACATACCATACCCACCCGTTTGAAACGCTCTAATGCGCTCCTAATGCGTGCAATTTACCCGAAAGACCACAATGACCCACAAACTAATCAAGTTCATAGCGACACGCCCATCAGTAGAAATCTTGCTGGAAATCAAACAGCGACTACTGCCACGCAACCAAGAACCAACCTACACAGAACCATCACACCACTTCGTTGTAGTTAAGATGGCAGGCAATCAGCCTGTCGCCTACTGGCGAGGGTCAGGACACGGCACAAACGAACGGTGGACTAAACGCCGACACCTCGCATACCAATACATGACCGAGTATCAGGCACGCCGAGACACCGACGCTTGCACTCTCGACCACAAACACAACTACCAGATACAGTTAGTCAGATAATCTGCTAGCATAAAGTTTGGATTTGCCCTGCTCCGCAGGTATCCCCTTCCCTAGCGTCGTAGCGGGGCAAGTCCATTTAACTTACCGCCCGTACCACCATGACGACGGTACTCTCGCTCTCTCGGGGTCTTACCACCCCACACACCGTACCTTCTTATGTCATTCGTTTCGCATTCCATAGCGTAAGCCAAACACTTCTCAGCGACAGGGCAACGCTCACAAACCTTCACCGCTTCATCATAGATACCAGCAGTAGACACACCGACAGCAGTCTCAGGAAAGAAGATAGTAGTTTTCATTCCGCGACACAGCGCGTCATCGAACCAATCTAAATGTTTAAGGTCAATCATGTTTAAATCTTTCTAAGTTCGCTGTATGTATTTCGGATTTCAGTTGCTCTATCAACGCATTTAATCGTGCTATCTCGTCTAGCAGACCGTTCACTATTTCTTCACTCTTCTTCTGAGTCATCTAACTTATCTCCACATACGGGCTTAACTGGCAACAATTGTTTAGGCAAACATGAACATAGTCTTGCTTTCATTGTCTTTCCTTAGCATGGTGAACCATTGACAGGCTAATATGGCAAATAAGCGCGATAACTCAGGTGTTTTGTTCAAATCGGACAAAAAGGACAAGCCAACATCTCCAGACTACAAAGGCAACATTACTGTTGATGGCGTAGA